TTGATTGGTATATACATTCCTGTATTAAGACCATACGTTCTTTGGAAACATTTTAAACTACATCCAGAACTAAGTGAGAAAGCAATATTCTATTGTGATTCAGATATTCTTTTCATGAAGGATTTTAATGTGGATCAGTTTTTGGAAGATGATGTAAACTACTTATCAGATACAAACAGCTATATCAACGCTAAGTATTTTGATAGTAAGGTGCATCAAGTGTTACCAGAGAAACTGGAAGAGTATAAAGGAAGAGATGTTCTTGCTGAGATAGCAAGTGTTGTTGGAATAAGCAGAGAAATAGCTGAGGCTAACAATGATCATTCAGGAGGAGCTCAATATCTATTAAAGAATGTAGATGCTGATTTCTGGAGTAAGGTGATGAATGATTGTATTCTTATAAGAACCTATTTACAACAAGTGAATAGAGAATTCTTTAAAGATGAGAACGCAGGGTTTCAAAGTTGGTGTGCAGATATGTGGGCTGTCCTTTGGAACATATGGGTAAGAGAAAAAGAAACAAGAGTGGTCCCAGAACTAGCTTTTGCTTGGGCAACAGATCCACTTATTAAATTAGATACGCACACCATCTTTCATAATGCAGGGATAGTCTCTGAAACAGGAAATGGTTATCCAGCTTTCTATAAAGGAAAATATCACATGGGAACAGATCCAACAAAAGATCCTAACCTAGATATGATAATCAATGATGAGAATTCTAAAAAGTATTGCACGTGGTTTTATGCCACCAAGTTAAATGAAATCAAAAACAAATATAACCTAGACTATTAATATGAAAGAATATAATGGTTTAGTAAATCTTAATTATCCTGATAAACCATATTGTATTTATACAATATGTTCTGAAGATGAGAATGATATAAACATTTATATAGGAGTTACTTCTGATTATAATCAAAGAGCATATAAACATTCTTTAAGTAGAACTTATGAAAGATATAAAGATTTCCCATTATATATTTGGATGAATAATGTTATAGAAGAAAAAAAGTTAAAAGTTATGTTTAAAGTTATTGAAAGTAACTTAACAGAAGAAGAAGCTTTTTTAAAAGAAAAAGAATTAATTTCTAATTATACTGAAAAAGATTATACTATATTAAATAGTACAGAAGGTGGAAAAGGACCTAGTGGAAGAACTCCTTGGAATAAAGGAAAAATTAATGTGTATACAGATGAGCATTTAAAGAAATTATCTGATTCACATTTAGGACAAGTTTCTGGAAATAAAGGTAAAAAACTCAGTGATGAATCTAAAAAACTTATATCTTTAAAAACTAAAGAGAGAATAAAAAAAGGTTGGGTTAATCCTAAAAAGAAAAAAGTATATAAATATGATAAAGACAGAGTACTTTTAGTTACTTATTCTTGTTTACAAGAAGCAGGGACAAAAGAAAATGTGTCACCTACAAGTATAGGTGAGTGGTGTAGACAAGAAAAAAGACCTAATAATATTTTTACATGGTCATATGTCAAATTAGTTTAACAATATTAACAAATAAAATTTAATAAAATGAGTAACATTAATACAAGGCCTTTAAAAGCATTCGTACGTTTTGATGGTTCAGGGCGTATAGTTGCAGGGAGCTTAATCCTTAGAAAAAACAAACCCAAAGTGGGGAAATGGAAAGAAATACAAGCATATGAGTGCTGTTTTCTTACTACAACAACAACAACTACATCACCTGCGTAATCATGGCAAGAAGTAATAACAATAATAAGCTAAAAGCTTTTGTACGTTTTGATGGATCAGGACGTATTATATCAAGTAGTTTAATTGTACAAGCATTTAAACCTGCTGTAGGTAACTGGAAAGAAATAGATGCTAAGGAGTGTTGTAATTATACAACCACCACTACATCTACTACTGTTGCTCCTACTACCACTACAACAACTACAGCACCACGATAATATTTAAAACTAAACAACATGGCACTAAAATCCCTATTTCCAGACGAAATGATGGAATCAAAAGGAAGTGAACTTTCATTAGAAAGTATTGCTGCCAAACTTACTTACTTCCACTTACAAGCACATCTTCTCCATTGGCAAACCTTTGGAGGATTTGAACATACTGCTTTAGGAGAAATGTATGAACTTTTATTCTCTCTAAAAGATGAGATTGTAGAAAAAATAATGGGTTATCAAGGTAAAAGAATTAAATCTTTTAAAATAGATCCTATAAAAGATTATTCTACAGGGACATCTACTGTATTAGCAACTCAAGTAATTGAGTTTGCTAAACAACTTGAAGAATATGGAAAGTCATCAAATATGCCTGATATAGAAAATATCAGTCAATCTTTAAGTGGAAGTATTGCACAAATAAAATATAGATTAACATTAACGTAGCAATATGCAAACAGAAGAATTCTTTTATTCTGAAGAAGGTCTTAAGGAAAGAGAGCTTAAAATAAAAACACTTAGAAATTGTGGAATATATATTATACAGAATAATATAAACAATCATATTTATATAGGTAGTAGTGTCAATATTAAGAAAAGACTTAATAGTCATGTAAATTTACTTAATACAAATAAGCATCCTAATTCACACCTACAAGCAGCTTGGAATAAATATGGAAAAGAAAATTTTGTATTATTGCATGTAGAAAGAATATCTATTCCTGAAACTAGATTGATTAGAGAAAATAAATGGATTAAAATCCATAAACCAGAATATAACAATATTTTAGTTAATGGTAGTAATTACTTTTTTCATTCAGCTGAAACAAAAGAAAAGATCAGACAAAAAGCATTAGGTAGAAAAGTATCTGATGAAACTAAAGCTAAAATAAAAGAAACAAGTAAAGGTAGAGTACTTTCAGAAGAAACTAAACTAAAAATATCTGAGTCTAATAAAGGTAAATCACATGGTGTAAAAGGTATAAAAATACTTAAACAAACAAGTTTAGCAATATCAGAATCAAATAAAAAAAGAATTGGAAGTTTAAATCCAGGATCAAGAAAAGTAATTAATACAGTTACTGGTGAAATATTTAATTCTGGAAAAGAAGCTTCTGATAGATTTGGAATACCAATTAGTACACTTAGAGCTAAGTTAATAGGTACTAGAAATAATGATACATCATTAATATATCTATTATAATGGAAATAAACAGAAAACACTTTCCTAAAATAATGCAAGACAATGATGAAGTCTTTCTTGCACATTTGGAAGGTGTTATTTCTTCTGTTGATGAACTATGTAGCTTAGAGATAACAAAACTCTCAGATAGCTATAGATTCAGAATAGCATGTAGTCTTCCTATGTATAACAATATGGTTATAGAAGAAATCTTAAAGTTCTGCAACATGTTCAAAATACGAGTGGACATGAGCAAGAGTATTAAAACAAGTTCTGTAATTACATTTGAAATAAATTTGGATAATTAAAAAACAATATATACATTTACTAATTAATAATTAAAACCAATTAAATTATGGCACAGTATGATCCTGCAAAAAAGTACACATGGACTCCTGAAGACACATTCACTATCTCAGGACAAGATTTCGGTCTAATTCTAAACACAGTTAGATCTTATTTATCATCAGAAGAAGCAGCACGCTTTCAATTGATGGTTAAAGCTAACGAAGTGGTTGAGAGATTAATGATAGAAGGTGTAGAAGCTGATATCATTAAGGAAGTCTCAGAAAATCCTACAGAAGCTCCTACAATGCAAGTTGTAGATTAACATTAACATACCTGTTGGGTGAAGAATAACAGGTGTTCCAGAACAAAAGCACTTCTCTATGAGAATATACGAACCAAAGAATAGAATAGATGTTACAACACCCAAGGGAGATGGGTCTATCATGTTTATTACCGATTATGGTTATGAAACAGATACCATCTATACAATAATAATTAATCAAACAGGAGAGCTATGGCAATATACACATAGTGATCTAATTATAAAACCCAATATAACATTTAAACGCTATGGCAACAAATAAAAAAATGCAAGGTGGTGGCCTAATTAAAAAGGCATTAAAAAAATTCTCTTCAGAAGCTGAAAAAATTGCAGCTGGTCAAAAACCTTTTCTTCAAAAAGCTAAAGAAGCATCTTCAAGTTTAGATGGTACTCCAGGAGTAGGAAAAAATAAATCTTACAGTAAAAAAGGATTAGAAATGTCTATAGAAAGAAGAGTTAATCCAGAAGCAGCTAAAAAGAAAATGACTAAAGCTCAAAGACAATCTTTTGAAGTAGATGATTCTTATAGAAAAAATGGTGGTGCTGTTAAAAAGAAAATGAAAAATGGTGGAAGTCTAACTGGACTTAAAGCCTCCAACAAAAGAGTTGGTCCTGTAGATCCTAAAGGAGCATTCACAAAAGTTCAAAAGAAAACATTAGCAGGAGCTAAAGGAAAAGCTACATTAACTAAAGATAAACAACTTGGTGCTACAAAAATGGCTAAGTCTGGTGCTAAAATGTCTAAAGGTAAAAAGTGCTAAGTCATGGCTACTGATAAAAAGTGGATTCAATCTGCAACAGCTTCTATTAAGAAGCGTGGTACAAAGGGTGTTTGTACAGGAGCTAAATTTGGTGGACCAACGTGTAAACCTGGATCTAAGCGTTATACACTAGCAAAAACCTTTAAAAGTATAGCTAAGAAGAAAAAATAATGTATAAACGTATAGATAAAATATGTTTACATTGCGATAATACTTACTCAGGTACAAAAGCTAGTAAGTATTGCGGATATGATTGTGCTAAAGCATCTAGAAAGAAAAGAGTTACATTAAACTGTCAAGATTGTAATAAAGAATTTGAAGTTCAGGAATGGAACAAAGATGCTAAATTTTGCAGTTATGATTGTAAAGTTAAAAATCAATCTTCTGATGTAGTTGATATAACTTGTAACAATTGTCAAACTATCTTTAAAAGAAAAGAACATAAGATAGGAAAACATAATTTCTGTTCTAAATCATGTGCTAATGAATTTAATAAAGGAGTTAATCATTATGAATGGAAAGAACATTTACATGATAAAAATGAAAAGCTTGCTCTTAAACAATGGGCATTAAAAGTCAAAGAAAGAGATAACTATACATGTCAATTATGTTCTGAAAATAGTGATAGAAAACTAATGGAAGCACATCATATGAAACATAGAAGTCAATTTCCTGAGCTACAATTTGATTTTAGTAATGGTATTACACTTTGTTTAAAATGTCATGCTTTACAACACATAAATGATCCAAAAGCATTAAGATTAATAACTCATAAAATAAACAAATATTATGTCTAAGTTAAATCCTCAAAAAGCATCAGCCTATGTAGGTCCTGGTGTACTACGTAAAGGTGGTAAAATTACTCCTGTTCCTAATGGTCCTCTTATTAAGAAGAAGGGCCCTTTTAAAGGAAGCACATTGAAAGCTGGTGGTATGATTAAACGTGCTGATGGTAGTATGTCTAAACATGGTTTATGGGACTCTATTCGTGAGAACAAAGGATCTGGTAAAAAACCTACTAAACAAATGTTAGTACAAGAGAAAAAAATAAAAGCTAAAACTAAGAAATAATGGCATCAGAAGCTTGGCAAAAGAAATCTGGAAAGAATCCAACTGGTGGATTAAATGCTAAAGGAGTGGCTTCATATAGAAGATCACATCCTGGTAGTAAATTAAAAACTGCTGTAACTACTAAACCTTCTAAACTTAAACCTGGAAGTAAAGCTGCTGGTAGACGTAAGTCTTTCTGCAGTAGAATGTCTGGTATGAAAAAAAAGCTTACTAGTGCTAAAACAGCTCACGATCCTAATTCAAGAATCAATAAATCTTTAAGAAAATGGAACTGTTAAAAATCCTTGCAATCAAACTAAATAACTTCTTTGGTTATTTACCAATAAATAATACTAACAACTTAATAATGTAATTATGGCAATTATGAAAAAACCTGCTAAAAAAATGCAAGCAGGAGGTTCTTTAAAACCTACATACAAAAACTTAGGACTTGCTAGATCTGCATCTAATAATGCAGCAGGTAGAGATACAAATACACCAGCTACTAAAAAAGATAGTCTTGATTATAAAAAAGGATTTGATATGGGTAAAGCTGGTAAAAAACCTTCTGCTCTTAGAGCTAAATATGAAGGTAAAAATCAATATGAAGAAAAAGGGAGATGGGAAGGACAAAATTCTACAAAAACTAAAACTATGAAAAAAGCTAAAAATGGTAAATCATTTCCTGATTTAAATAAAGATGGAAAGATTACAAAAGCTGATATTCTTAAAGGACGTGGTGTTATAGCTAAGAAAGGTGCTAAAATAGCTAAGTGCAAATACGGTTGTAAATAATGACTTCTGGTAAAACAAAGAAATCAGGAGCACCACGAAAAGCTCCAAAAGTGGGAATTCCTAAGAAGGATAAACCATTCTCTCAGAATAAATCTATGGATGATAAAATCAGAAGAACTTCTGCTCAGCAACCAATGAAAAAGAAATCATTAGCAAAATAATAAAGCCCCTTGATGGGGCTTTTTTTATGATGTATATGTATTTGAATATACGTTACCTTCTAATAACTTATATCTTATACCAAACCTATGTAATAGATATGGAAGACTAAGTTGGTCTTGAACAGACCATATGCAATTGTGATAAAACCATTCTTTCATTACATTGTATTCTTTATTAGCTACAATGTTTTTAGAATATATGAATGTACCACATTCAAATAAAATATTATCTATCCATGTTTCATCTTTA